TCTAAAAACTTTATTGCACTATCTTTTTTCTTGCCCAAGTAAGGCTTTAATTTATTCAGTATAGGTTGTGGTACTTTTAAGTTTACAAGGTCTTTTTCACTCCATTGCCCTAAATCAATACCTGAAGCAATAGTTACCCCACTATTATCTTTAGCCTTTTTAGTTTGTTTGTCTATAGGGACATACGCATTTGTTTCAAAACCTTCTACATCAATCAAGAAATTAGGGTCAAGTTTAAGACCCCTTTGATTATCCAATGCTTCCACATTCTGTTGACCTAACAACTCTTCTTCCCTAAGTTGGTCTCTAATCATAATATCATTCATTAGGTCAGCCTCTAGTTGGGCTAAAGCACCTTGCTGTGAGAACTCAGGAGGGGCATCTAAATAACCAGCATCCATTACAGCCCTTTGTACATCTTCCTGTGTATACGAAGGAGTACCTAAATAACCAGCACCTCTTACAGCCCTTTGTATATCCTCTTTGGTATACGAAGGAATATCTTCACCTATAATATCGGGCTCATTACCTAATCCGAAACTAGTCGCCATCTATAACTTCTCCATCAATTACATTCTCTACTTCAGTAACACCCGAAATAGTTATATTTATACTAGGCTTGTCCCCACCACCTGAACTAGTATCAAACGAAGAAAGTGGCATAAGTCTATCTACTAGAAGTTTCCAAGCAGCTGCTTGGTGTTTATGCTCATCATCTAGTGCAGCATCTAGTATAGTATCTAAAACCTTACGAGACTTAGGAGACGCTAGAAGCCTAGCCTTGTACTCATCCATTATAGCCTTATCACCTGGAGGTCTACCAGGAGGTCTAGCTCCTTTCTTTTTAGCCTGTACTAATGCTTTAGGTGGTCTGCCTCTTTTCTTAGGAACTTTAACTTCCTGTTTTCTTTTATCCGTATAATCAGACAATACTACCCCCTTAAAGGATATTGTGCTTAGTAAATTTCCCCAGTAGATTAAATAATATTACTAATAATTAAACCTAACTGGGTAATATACCTTAGAAAGGTGGTATTATATCATATATCATTTAGTTTGTCAAGCATTATTTTTTAACGTATTGATTTACTTATACATTTAGTTTAACACCTTAGTAAATTTCCTAGAAACTGCGCAAGTGGTATTATTTCTTCCTTTTCTTATAATATTTAATTATACGTAAATAGGTTTATATAACAATATCTTACGGTAATATTCTCTACGTCTAGTTTTTTATAGATAGATATGCAAAACCCCAAACTCAAATTTCCTTTTTTTTGTATCTGGGGTGGTACTATATTTTTCACCTGCACACAACCCCCCCTCCCGCCCCCTTAGATATCCACAAATATATTGTGGTAAAAATTCAACAGATTATTTTATTGTGAGATTGTATGGTGTGAGTATTGGGAGTGTTACATCCTTAATATATATTCCTTGATGTATTCCTTGATATATTACGTATAAAATAAAACGACAAAATGCTTGACAACCCATTGCAAGCGTCTATAATGGGAATCGTAAACAATAACCAAACCAAAGGAAAAATAAAAATGACTAACTATAAACCAAAAAATATCCTATCAATAGGCAAAGACGCCAAAACAAGTAAAGGCGAAAAGTATGGCTTTACAACTGGAATTCTATACCTTGCACCAGCTAATCAAGCGGGACGAGGCAATGTCTGCCCAATGGCAAAAGAGGCGGGATGCGAAAAAGCTTGCCTCTATACAGCTGGGCGCGGTGCAATGTCTAACGTTCAACAAGCACGTATAAATAAGACAATAAGATTTTTTGATGATAGGGAAAACTTTTTAAGAGATTTGGTTTATTCTGTCTCAATGGTAGCGGCACAAGCCGAAGCAACGGATACCACGCCATTGATTAGGCTCAACGGAACAAGTGATATACTATGGGAAAAAATACCAGTTATCAGAAAGGGTAAAGAGTACGCTAACATCTTTCAAGCATTCCCAGATATTCAATGGTATGACTACACAAAAATTCCGAACCGTAAGAACATTCCGGAAAACTACGACCTTACGTTTTCATATAGTGGCATCGACGGTTATGAAAAGCACATTAAGAAAGCAAAAGCTAACAAAGCATTAAAACGCATTGCTGTAGTATTCAGCCACAAAGAGAGAATACCAGCAACATTTAAAGGCTTGCCCGTAGTTGATGGTGACGATAGCGATATCAGACACAAAGACGGCGTAAACGTCATCACGGCATTATATGCAAAAGGCAAAGCTAAAAAAGATGATAGCGGCTTTGTGGTTCAAGTTTAATTGAAAATAGGGAGGTTTAAGTATAGGGTATTGCATAACGTAGTGCTCTATGATAAGCTAACCGCACAAACTAACTAAAAAACGGAGAAAATAAAATGAAAACTTACAGTACAGTAGAACTACAAAACATTTTAACAGAACATTTACTATGGATTGAAAATAAAGAAAATGGAAAATGTGCTAAGTTAATACGTGCTGATTTAAGGAATGCTGATTTAGAAGGTGCTGATTTAAGAAATGCTAATTTAAGAGGTGCTAATTTAGGATTTGCTGATTTAAGGAATGCTGATTTAAGAGGCGCTAATTTAGAAGATGCTAATTTAAGAGGCGCTAATTTAGAAGAAGCTAATTTAGAAGGTGCTAATTTAGAGGGTGCTGATTTAGAAGGTGCTGATTTAAGATATGCTGATTTAGAAGGTGCTAATTTAAGAAATGCTGATTTAAAAGGTGCTAATTTAGAAGGTGCTTATTTAGGAGGCGCTAATTTAAGAGGTGCTTATTTAAAATGTGCTTGTTTAGAAGATGCTGATTTAGAAGGTGCTGATTTAAGATATGCTGATTTAGAAGGTGCTTATTTAAAATGTGCTAATTTAGAGGGTGCTGATTTAGAAGGTGCTGTTTTAGAAGGTGCTTATTTAAAACGCGCTAATTTAAAAGGTGCTATTTTAAAAGGTACTTGTTTAAGGGGTGCTTATTTATTATTTGCTGATGTTGATGAACAATAGCCCAAAAGAATGCTATTAATTATAACCGTAAACAACTAAAACCGGAGAAAATAAAATGATTACAACATTATCAACAAACCAAGCAATTAACGACTTACTAGCAGACGAATACGCAGGCTGGACTTATGACGAAGCCGAAGCCCTTGTAAACTTCTACGAAGAGCTAGAAGACCAGCAAGGCGAAGCAATAGAATTTGACCGCGTAGCAATCCGCTGTGATTGGACTTCAAGCACGCTAGATGAGCTTTGTAACGATTACGGCATACACAAAGACGAGATTATTGGTATACTTCAGAACAACACATATTATATTGAATTGAGCAGCGGAGATATCTTATATCAACCATTTTAACCAAACAGGCTATAGCGTGAAGCATATCAACTGTGGTATGCTTTGCAGTGTAACCTTACTTAAACAACCAAAAAGGAAAAAATAAAATGAAGTACGACAGCAAACCTCAAGCAGTAGCCTCAATCTTAAAAGCATTAATTGACTTTGATTATAAGCAAGTTATTGACCAGCCTAGTTTGCTGGTTGTAACTTTATCTAATAGTGATTTATCTGTTACTATTAAACTTGATAAAAGAGATAGAAAAGTAAATTTAAGTGCGTACAATAAAACACTCAATATACATCATAACAACAAGATATTATTTCTTACTGTCTCAACCTTTAATGATATAGAAAATATGGTTATCACTCATACTAAATAGGAGAAAACAAAATGAAACCTTTAGCATTTAAAAACTGGCACGTTTGGTCTGGTACAGTTGGTGTGTTATTATCTAATGAGAATACCAAACATTTACAACAGTTCAATAATATTGATGACGTTATCAATTGGCTGTTTCTTAATGATGAGAGAGAAGCCGCCAGATATTTCAACAGCATGAAGGGGAAAAAATAAAATGCTAAAAACAATATATATATCAATCGTTACAACACTAGCTATTGGCGCTCTACTATGGGCACTGGTGGATTATTTCACCTTGCCAGTGGTAGCATTCAATCAAGCGGGCGAATGCGCTTATATCGAAACAGATGGCGTTAGAGACTATAGTTGTGATATGATGCCTAAAAAATACATAATGGAGAGAGTAAAATGACAACTAATCGACAAGTAACTCAAGAGATAAAAAATAGAACAGGCTTAACAGGGGTAAAAATCAGTAAAGTTGACGGCACATGCAGATTTTATAGTGATGATGATATATCTGTTGATTTATCACTAACTGATTGTCAGTACATAGAAAGAATATCAATGTGTACTCCGGAAGAATGGGCGGATGTTTTTGAATTTGAACTTAAACAAACGGGACAGAGGTGGTAAAATGAAAACATTAGAACAGATTAGAAAACAAAAGAAAGAGATTGAGCGTCGTTTATTGTTCTTACAACATAAAGATAGACACACACGTGATGACAAGCAAGCGTGTTACGATATGAACCAAGCTATTATTAAACTAGCTACAGATATCAATACTTACGAAGGGGTAAAAAATGACAAGTAAGATAATAGCAAAAAAACTACGTATCATTGAACAGATAGACCAAGCCTTAGTCGTATTAGATAGGGAGGCATCGGGTTATGATTATATAGTCGATACGATGTCAGTGATGCAATTACAGACAATCAAAGGTGAACTGTTTGATGAAATATGGTATCTAGAAAACAGACCGCAAAAAATAACAATTAATAGGGGGAAATAAAAATGAGTATAGAAAAAGACTTAGAAGAATTAGAAGTACCAGTCTACGAACAAGACAACCACCTAAACCAGTTCTACTGGGACGAATTAGAAACCGAAGATTTAGATTTGACAGAAGCGTTAAAATAGTGTACAATAAATTTACTTATTTATATTTATTATTAGGTAATTAATTAATTATTATGAATAACCAAGAACAAAAAGAGAGGGGACAACTGAGTCACAAGATACCTTGCCCTGAATGCGGAAGTGGAGATGCTAATCAAGTATATAGTTACGACAATCAACCTGATGATAGTTACTGTTTTGCTTGTCAGACTTACTTCCCACCTATTGACAACGTAACAAGTATTAGACCTAAACAAAAGGTTGAGAAGATGAGTATAGACTTTGATAAACTACCCTATCGTGAGTTATCGGACAGGGGTATAAGACAAGAGATAGCAGAACTTTATAATGTTAGGGTTGCTTTAAGTCAAGTAGACGGCAAGACAATCACTCACCATTACTACCCAGACACTAAGAATGGAGAGGTTACGGGCTACGAGGTTCGGGAGGTAGCAACCAAAGACTTTAAGGCAATAGGCGACAGGAAAGGTGCTGTTGATTTATGGGGTAAAAGCCTAGCCAGTAAGAATGGCAGTAATAAGCTGTTCATTACTGAAGGTCGATGTGATGCTATGGCATTGTATCAAGTTATTACGGATAACACGCCAGCCAAATACAAACAGTACCTTCCTTCGGTTGTATCGCTAACACGTGGTGCATCATCTGCACTTAAAGATATGGTCAATAACAGGGAGTTCGTAGAGAAGTACAACGAGGTAATCTTAGTATTAGATAACGATGAAGCAGGTAACAAAGCAACGAAGGATATTATTAAATCGTTTCCAATGTTTAAGGTCGCAAATCTACCACTAAAAGATGCTAATGACATGCTGTTAGCCGACAGGGGCAAAGAACTTTATCAAGCAGCAGTATGGGACAGTAAGCCTATCAGACAAGGTGAAGTCTTAGACATTGAAGACTTTATCGACAAGGCATTAGAGAAGCCTAAGATGGGTATCAGTTTTCCTTGGGATACAGTAACGAGAGCTTGTTTCGGCATCAGACCTAACACTATACACATAGTAGGTGCAGCACCTAAGATTGGTAAGACAGACCACCAGCACCAGTTAGTAGAGCACCTAGTATATAGTGAGAAGCAGAACGTAGGCATGTTTGACCTTGAGAACGCACCAGCCAAGACAGCTAAGAAGTTAGCTGGTAAGCATGATAGGATAGACTATTCACGCCCTGATGTTAGCTATGACCCTGAGATGCTAAAGCATACGTTGATGTCAATGCAAGGTAAGGTGAGGTTCTATGATAGAAGTGCAAGTCGTGACTGGCAAGATATAAGAATAGCTATGGAAGAGATGCACTTGCTAGATGGTATCAACATTTTTATACTAGACCCACTTACTGCATTGGTTAGTATGTTTACAGCTAGTGAAGCGAATGATAAACTAAACGAGATAATGACAGACATGGCAGACTTAGTAATGAAGTACCCAATCACTATATTTTGTTACAGTCACGTTAACCCTAAACCTAAAGGTTCACGCTCACATGAGCAAGGTGGTAGGGTATTAAGTCATGAGTTCACAGGCAGTAGGGCTATGGAGAAGTGGGCACACTATGGACATGGTATAAGCAGGGATAGAAGTCCTGATTGTCCTGAAGAGAAGCATAATATTAGCGAGTTTTATATGTTGTTTGATAGAGATTTTGGACAGAGTTATAGTTGTGATGTGTACTTCGATGAGAAGACAATCACGTATTTAGAAGTATGATGTTTGGGTATATAGGGCACGTAAGAGCTATGAGTTTTCAACGAGACTTAAAGAAGGGAGAAGCGATAGAGTTGGAGGTACTTGATATTATAAAAAACAAGTATCCAGATGCTTACAAGGTGGAGGGATACTGCAAAGACTGGGACTTATATATACCCAGCATAAAGCAGGGTGTCGAGGTTAAGTATGACATTAAATCCCAAGAGACTGGGAACATCGTAGTAGAAGTAGAGTTTAACGGTAAGCCTTCTGCCCTATCCACAACTAAAGCCTATAGGTGGGTGTTCCACACAGGTGATAAGATAATAGTGACCACACCAGAAAGGTTGCACAAAGTTATCAAAGATAATAAACTTAGGTTAGTTTCATTCGTAGGTAAGGGTGATAGGCATAGCAAAAAAGCCTATCTTATAAAGGTAGACTTGATAGTTGGCACAAGCATAAAGGTTTTGTAATGAATTACGTATTTGACATTGAAGCAAATGGCTTAAACCCAGACAAGATACATTGTATGGTGGCTAATGGTAAGCAGGTACAAAAAGACTTCTTTGTTAATCTAACAGAAGATGATGTACTTATCGGGCATAACATTATTCGGTATGATGTACCAGTGCTAGAGAAGTTATTAGGCATTAAGATTAAAGCTAAGCTAATCGACACACTAACATTAAGTTGGTATCTGTTTGCTGAACGTAACAAGCATGGGTTAGCAGACTGGGGCGAGGACTTTGGAATACCTAAACCAGTTATAGATGATTGGGATAACTTGACAGAAGAGGAGTACGTACACAGATGTAGTGAAGATGTGAAGATTAACACTAGACTATGGCAGCTACAAGAGCAGCACCTAGTTGCACTTTACGGAGAGGATTACAGCAGTCTAATAGACTACCTTAGTTTTAAGATGCACTGTGCTATGTTACAAGAGCAGAACAAGTGGAAGTTAGATGTGGATAAAGCTAACAGCTTATTAGTAGAACTTACTGAGAAGCAATCTAAGGCTGTTAAATCCCTTGAAGCTACTATGCCACCAGTACAGGTATTTAAGACCGTTACACGCCCACAGAAGCCCTTTAAACAGGATGGTACACTATCAGAAGCGGGTAAGAGGTGGTCTAAGGTGTGTGCAGAGCATGATATTAACTTTAATAGCTATGCTAAACACAAAATACCTAATGGTTTTAAAGAACCAAAGGCTACTTCACCAGTGCAGATTAAAGATTGGTTATTTAGTCTAGGTTGGAAGCCACAGACATACAAGTATGTGGAAGATGGTTATGATTTACAGGGTAAACAGAAGCAACGTAAGATACCACAGATAAAGAAGGGAGATATGTTATGTCCTAGCGTTATTAGAATGGTAGACAAGAACCCAGAGCTAAAGAACCTAGAAGAGCTTGGGGTGTTAGGACATCGGGTAGCATTAGTATCTGGGTTAATTAAGAACTGTGATGAGGAAGGCTATGTTATAGCTGCTATACAAGGTTTGACTAACACGCTTAGGTTCAAGCACGCAGTATGTGTAAACATTCCTAGCCCACGTATGCCGTATGGTAGTGAGATACGTAGCTTACTAACTATAAGAGAAGGCAGGGAGTTATGTGGTAGTGATATGAGTAGTTTAGAGGACAGGACAAAGCAACATTACATGATGCCTATAGACCCTGACTATGTAGAGGAGATGAACAAAGAGGGGTTTGACCCGCATTTGGACATTGCAGTAGAGGCTAAGTTCTTAACACAAGAACAGGCTGATGCTTACAAAGCTAAAGACTTTAGTAAGTTTGATGAAGCTATGCTGACAGCACAAAGACACAAGGGTAAGACTACTAACTATGCTAGTACGTATGGTGCAGGAGCACAGACTATTGCTAGGGGGGCAGAGGCTACGCTTAAAGAGGGAGAGGCATTACACAAAGCATATTGGGATAGGAATTGGAGTCTAAAGGCTATAGCAGATGAACAGACTACTAAAAATGTAAATGGTAAGCTATGGTTGCATAACCCAGTCAGTAGTTTATACTATGAACTACGAAGCAAGAAGGATATATTTAGTACACTTAACCAAGGTACTGGCACTTACTGTTTTGATATGTGGGTAAAGGAGATATTGAAAAAGGATGTGAAGTTGTTAGCACAGTTTCACGATGAGGTTATTATTGATTCACCTTTAGGGTATAGAAAAGAAGTCATTAAGTACCTAAAAACCTGTGTAGGGAAAGTAAACGATACATTAAAACTTAAGAGGAGGTTAGATGTAGATGTAGATTTTGGTAAAACTTATGCAGAAATACATTGACAAATACAAAAAAGTATGAGACAATTACAACTGTTATTCCAACAATAGAGGACAAAATAACAAATGGCTATTAAAAGACGTGGCGAACAACAAACAACTGAGCGTAGTGATTTAGAATATGTAAACCTAGAAGCAGGTGAGCATGAGGGTAGACTACGATATGTAGCAGACTTAGGTATGCAGAAGCGTGATTACAACAAAGAGGAGGAGAGACCACCAGCACAGCAACTGGCTTTAGGTATTGAGATTATAGGACAGACTGTGGAGATTGATGGTAAAGAAAAACCTAGATTGTTATGGACAGAGGCTTTTAACGTGTTCCATCAGTTGACTGAGC